GAATATATTGAGATAAATCCAATTGAATTATCATTGAGCCCGTTAAATGGTGCAACAACATTGGGAAATGATGAATATGGTTTTTTAATCCCGGTTGGTTCAACGGGATATAATAGTTTCTTTACAAATACGCTGCAAAAATCATATTACAATGTAGATTTGTGTCAAAGTGGTTTGGCTGTAATAGTTGAGGTTGATTGCGATAATGACAATATGGGTATTTTTAGTTCTGTTTATTGGCAAAAAACGGACTCAACAAGAATTGGTACATTGTCTTTCAATAAAAAGATAGGAAACACCTATTATATAGGAGCAATTGCAATTGACGATATAAACAACAAAATATCTGATTTGACACAAATAAGATTTGCGTTTCAGTTGAAAAACAATAATGTGTTGGATTCTTCATGCACAATAAAAATTAAAAAAATATATATAGGTAGCGGATTTGAAACGTTTTCATTTGGCGGTAAAATATCAGAAAGGAAAATTGCCGTAGATATTTATAGAAACAATTCATACAAGCTATTAGAAGATACCGGAATAATAAACGCACAATATTATAATGGTGTGGAAAAATTGGCAGGAGATAAATTAGGTTTTTTGATACCAAACGGAAATAGTGGTGCGGGTTCAGCATTTACAAGAAAGTTTGAAAATATAATAATTGGAGATATAATAAATTATGGCGGTAAATTAGGTTTTATTGTAGATGTTGAGTTTGTAGGCGATTTCAGCCCGTACAAATTCGGTGTATATTTCCAAAAAGCAGAAAGCCCATATACAGCAATTGGATGCGACGTATCGTGCAGACCATTTTATTATGAAAATGGTACAGCCACATACGTATGTATTATTGACAAAGACGAAATTGTTGCAGTTGATAATATGTTGCGTGATTTCAGAATAGCAATGCAGATAAATAAAAATGCAATAAAAGTTGTTAGTGAAGATGTTGAAATAAAAATAAAAAACACATATTTGTTTGCTATTAATAATGAATATGCAGAAAGCCAAATAAATGATTTGATAAACCCATACGAAAAAAGTATATTATCGGTTGAAAATAAAAATAAAACCGGAATATATTTTGGTTCATATAGTTCATTTTTGGGAACAAAATATTGCCCAATTATTGTGTCAATACAAAATGCGGCGTCAAATAGTGATTCGTTTTTGAGTAAAATAGAATTTTATTCGTATAAACAAGGGAAAATAAAATTTGCAGTCGGAGAAATAGACCAAAGAAATTGGGCTATAATAGACTATGAATTTTATGTTGATGCGGTAGTTGGCAAAAATGTAGTTGATGTTTTGAGTAAAAACTATGTAATTGGAGTTGGGAAACAATTGTTTGTATATACGCATGAAACCGGATTAGAAGACGAAACGGTAACATGGAAAAGAAAAACAATAACAACGCAAAATGACCCGGAAATGATTTATGGAAGAATAGACGGGAATTTGAACACAATACCCGGTACGGACTACGGTGCGTCTGTTAGCTTGTATTATGAAACGGTAGAGATAAGTTCTATTTTTGCATTCAAAAATGATTTTAATTCTCTCAATGAAACGGTTGAAAATTTATCCGAACAAACAAAATTGATAAGTGATAAAATAAACATTGTAAATGATAGGCAAGGTTTAAAGTATAAACTTTTAGTTCAAGACGGCGCAGTAATTGCAATACCTATGCAATTTAAAAAAGTATTGGTTATATCAAATTCTTATGGTAAACATGGTCCCGTATATAGTTATGGTTGGTGTGCAGAAAGAGGAATGGCGGCGTCTGTTGATGAAAATGACTTTGTTTCATTCATAAGAAAAGGAATACAAGAAAAAGACCCGGAAGCAGAGGTATATATTGCAAATGTTGCTCAATGGGAAAGAGATTTTGCATTTGACAAAAATACATTGTTGGCAGATAAATTGTTTAGTGATACCGATTGTATTATTTTCAGATGTGGTGAAAATGTATCAGATGTTAGCGGATTTAAGAATGCAATAATTGATATGATGCAATATTGTTTCTCAATAGCGACAAATTCAATTGGGTATATTTGTAGTATGCTTTTTAGCAATTCGGGAAAAGATGAGGCGTTATTGCAGGCAGCAAACGAAATGAGTTTAGATTATATCAATTGCATATCAAACAATCCGGTATTACATAAACAAAAGTTGGGATTTTATACAAGTGGTTGGGTAACAAATGATGGTGGTGCAACATGGGATAAGGAACAAACAAAATTATATCCAATATTGTATAGTGGCGTTGTCGGGCACCCAAACGATGTAGGTATGTTGTATATGGCAAATAACATATTATCTGCAATTTCATATTCAGAATTAAACGTATTGCATGACGTGAACGTTGTTGATAATGGTATATTGTACACAACATTTGAAAAATGGGTTGAAAATGGCATTTTGAGTATAAAAACAGACGCTAATTCAGTAACAGCGATAAAAGATGCAAATGCAGAACAAATTTCGGTTACAAATCAAGGCGACGGAGTTTATACGTTGGAAATGCCAAATGACAATATAACAATAACTTTAAATGAATAGTAGTATATGCAGGAAAGAAATATCATTAATGGGACAACAACGGCATTGGTTTCCCCGCTTTTGGATTTTTACGAAAATCTGATTCCTTTTTTACTGTTGGCGATAGTATTAATATTTGTTGATAGCCGATTTGGGGTTGCGGCGGCAAAAAAGAGAGGCGAGCAAATACGACCGTCCCGGAAATGGCGACGAGCAATAAACAAATTGGTTGATTATATTTGTTGGGTAACGTTGGCAGGGTTGTTCGGACAAACATTTGGCACCATATTAGGAATACCCATATTGTCAGTATTGCTTTTGTTGATAGTGTACGGAATAGAGATTTCAAGTTGCTTTAATAATTACTTTGAGGGAAAGGGAATTAATAAGAAAGTGAATATATTTAAGTTGTTTAATCGCCCGGAAATTGAAAAATGTATTGAAGATGTTCCGGAAAAAAAAGAAAGGAGAAAACGAAAATGAGTAAAATTGTAATTCTTGACAACGGACACGGAAAAGAAACAGCCGGAAAGCGTTCCCCCATTTGGGGCGACGGTTCGCAACTGTTTGAATGGGAGTTTAACCGGGATATTGTGCGACGTATCGCCGCCAAATTGGACGATTTGGCGATTGGGTACGAGATATTGACCCCGGAAACAAACGACGTGTCATTGACGGAACGTTGCCGCCGAGCAAATGAGATTTACCGCAATTACAACGAAAAGGCGTTTTTGGTATCCGTCCACGCCAACGCCGGAGGCGGTACGGGTTGGGAGGTTTACACGTTGCCCGGAGAAACGAAAGCGGATGCAATCGCCACGGTATTTGCCGAGGAAGCGCAACGGGTATTCGTTCCGGACGGTTGGCGTATGCGTTTCGATTATGCCGACGGCGACCCGGATAAGGAATCGGCGTTTTATATCCTCAAACACACGAGTTGCCCGGCAATTCTTACGGAAAACTTTTTCATGGATACCGAAAAAGATTGCCGTTTCATAATGAGCGACGACGGGCGGGAACGTATCGCCAATATGCACGTTGCCGCAATTAAAAGGGTATTGACGTTATGAAAAAGTATTTGATTTTGGCGGCAATCATTTTGGCGGTTGCAGCCGCCTTTTGGGTGCAACACGTCAAAATAAAGAGGTTGACCGAGGAACGGGACAAATACCGTAGCAATACCGAAATACTATTGCAGGACGTCAAGACGTACCAAACGAAAGACAGTTTGAATGCAATCAAAGTCGGGAATTTGGAGTTGTCATTGGCGGAATACAAAAAGTACCGTGCGGACGATTTGGCGTTGATAAAGACATTGCAGGCAAAGAACCGGGATTTGGAACGGGTTACAACAACCCAAATGGAAACAATCAACGAATTGCGGGCGAACGTCCGGGATAGTATTGTATATTTGCCCGGCGACACGGTTACGACCGTATTACGTTGTATTGAGTATTCCGACAAATGGGTTGACTTTGACGGATGTATTATAAATAATACGTTTTCGGGCAAAATTATAACACGGGATAGCCTTTTAATAACGGAAAGTGTGCAATATAAGCGTTGGTTAGGTTTTTTATGGAAAACAAAACGGATAAAAAACCGTGAATTTGATATTGTTTCAAAAAATCCAAATTCAAAAATTACCGGGTTTGAAGTTATAACCATAGAAAAATAACTATCTTTGCAAAAACGGGGATAGTTCGGAGTAGCTACCGAATGAAAAAAGATGCAACCACTTTTCCCCGTTTCTCTTTTGGTTGCTTACTTAAATGGTTGTATAATGGAAATATGGAAAGATGTACCCGGATATGTAGGGTTATATAAAGTGAGTAATTGCGGGCGTGTAAAATCTATTAAGAAACAATTAGTTTTGAAAATATGTGGTTCCGGGAATAGATATAAAACCGTTGCTTTATGTAATGGGATGCGCAAAACGTTTCGATTACATAGATTAGTTGCGGCGGCTTTCATTCCGAACCCGGAAAATAAACCATGTATCGACCATATCGACGGAGTGCGTTATCATAACTTTGTTGAAAATTTGCGCTGGTGTACGCAAAAGGAAAATATGAATTACGAATTAGCGATAAGGAATAAGACAAAATACAATTTTCCAATTGAGGGCGTCGGATATGATGGCAAAGTATGTGTTGAGTTCTTAAATTACAAGGATGCACAAAAAAAAGGATTTGATAGAACGCTAATAAAAAAGGCTGTTGATACAGGTAAGCCATATAAAGGCATACATTATCGAATAAAAATTGAAAAATAAAAGATAAAACCTTTGGTAATTAAAATAAAGGTTGTATATTTGCATCATCAAACAAGAACGACCGGGCGTTTTCCCGGAAAATAGAGAGCGAAACAATATGAATACTCAAAGCATTTATAACGGATTAGATTACACAACAAAAGAGATTAACCGCAATTTCAAAATCAAGGTAAACGGAATTGTAAACGGCAAAAAGGTTAATGTATTGGTTGGCGTGTCCGGTTTAATAAAGATTGTCGGCGACATTAAGTTAGTCAATCGCTTGTTAAAACGTGCTTTCAATTGTTACGGCGACAAAGAGGTTTGCAAATTGAGACGAGGCGTTAAAATCACTTTCTATTATCAGTAAACAACGACGGGGCGTTTTCCCCGGAACAATATAAGGCGCAATCCCCCGGCATAACCATTTAGAGCGATGAACAAAACGAAACGTTACCGATTAAGTCAAGATGTGTATAAGATAATCCAAAATGCAAACGGCGGGTTATTTTTGCTTTATACCCGGCACAATCCCGGCGATGTGTTGAACCTATTGTTAGACGGCAACGATATTGGGTTGATGTGCCGAGTTGAGAGCCGACACGACCAATATTATAAGTATTGTAAAGTGATTAAGGAGGGCGAAAATGATATTAACAGAGGAACAACGGGAAATGTTGAAAGGTAAGATTTGCCCGTATTGCCATATTCCAACCGAGTACAAAAATAGTATTGAGGTTTACGGCATTGATTACGGAATGATTTACTATTGCCCTAAATGCCGGGCTTATGTTGGCGTTCATGCGGGAACCGACCGGGCAAAGGGTCGATTAGCAAACGCCGAGTTGCGCCGATGTAAGATTGAGGCGCACCGATATTTTGACGAAATATATAAGCGTAAATTAATGAAGCGTTCCGAGGCTTACAAATGGTTATCCGAGCAATTGGGATTACCAACGGAATACACGCATATAGGAATGTTTAACCCGGAAACGTGCGCAAAGGGTGGACGTTTCAAAAAAATATTTGGAAACCATGCGATTTGCATTAAGAAAACAAGATAAGATAAAAGCGCATTTTGAGCCGCACGGCGACGAAATGTTGAACCGAATAAAAGAGAGTTTAACCCGGTATTTTTCCGCCGACCGTTCAGATTTCCCGGAGGGGTTCCGGGATATTGAAAGCGATTATAACCAATTGCCGGGGGAACCGTACCCAACTATTGCAATAAACGACGTCGGAAACGCCAACCGTATGATTGAGTTCTATGTTACCGGGAAACAATACGACGTTTACCATGTAGCATTTAAGGGATTTACAAAGGGTTAATATATGGGAATGATAAAAAGGAATTGCGACAATTGCGGCAAAGAATACAACGCCGATACCCGGAATTTACGCCGAGGTTGGGGACGTTGTTGTTGTAAGAGTTGCGCCGCCCAATTGAGGGAAAAGAATAAACCCGGATATAACCCGGAACGGGTCGCCGTAAATAATGCACGCCGGAAATTTTGGGCGGATTGCCCGGAACTGGAACATTACCCGTTGAGTTATGACGGGGCGGATTTCGACCAATGGGGGGATTGTGAATTTGGAATACATGATTAAAAAGATAACCCCCGGAGCCATGAAGTAACGCCGGGGGTTGTTACGCAGTAACCGAGAGCGATGTTATAAGGTTATGCGGTGCAACAAAATTAGTGCTTTTTATCTGTATTCCAACCATACAGAGCGAACAAATAAAATATTCAAAGGTTTTATTTTTGGTAATACAAATATAATTTATACTTTTGCAGAAACAAAACTCACCGGGGAGATGCCCGGCAAAGATATGAAGATAAAAGAGAGCGATTTATTAAACCGATTGGCAACCGATAGCGGGAAAACAGCCAACCAAGTTGCCGAAATAATCATTTCGGAATTACTAAAACGGGAAATAGTTACGGACACCCCGGATAATTGGGGCGGTTCAGTGTTTGACGCAATAAACGAGGATGTAACCGAGGAACAAACCGCCGAATGTTTCGGGGCTATTTCCGAAGCATTGGGCGTATATCTAAAACGGGTATATTCCATTGTGCCGGATTTGGATTTGTTCGGCGATGGCGATTGCCCGTTTTGCGGCGGGGAAATGGAAGTAACCGACGGCGAATATAAGCCCGAATATTGCGGTTATGGTAATGAACCAAACTACCGGACTATATGGGAGGAAAAAACGTGTCCGATATGTGACTATAAAGTGAGTAGCGAACCGAGTTATTAATTATAAAATACTGAAAGATGGAAATTAAAGAAACAAAGTTAAGAGTAAACGAAGCGATTGCAAGGGCGCAAACCGCCGGAATTAAGGTGTATAAAAAAGAAGTTGCCGCCCGTCTATGGGAGGGGCGCACCGAAAGCGCACAACAAGTTAATATGACTAACTTATGCAACGGTACGACCAAACAGATACGCCCGGAATGGGTCGTTATCATTTGCGAAATGTGTAATTGTACCCCTAATTATTTGTTTGGCTATGAAGAATAACGGTTTAACGTGGTTTGAACGGATGGCGGAAACAATGTTTTCCGATAGATTCCAAGCTAAAGCGATAATAGGTATATTCGGCATATTAGGCGTTATTTGTCTGATAGGTGCGTTTTATAACCCCGCTCAATTATTATTCTTTGGAATAAGTGTTGCGATGGTAATATGTGGTTTTTCTGAATTAAAAAAGTGTAAGAAGCATGAGAACGAATAAAAAGGAACCGGAAAACCCGGTACAAAAGACGGTTGAAAGTTTGGGAGCCGTTCCCGCCGACCAATTCCCGGAAATTACCGAGGAACAACAACAAATAATCCCACCGTTTGAAGCGGTCGAGGTTGAGCAACCAACCGGAATATTTGAGATATTGCCGGGCATGACGGTTGAGGAAATGACGGCAATGTTTTTTGATGAAAAAACGTTGATTGAACCCCCGTATAAGGTTTGGCAATTGAATAGTAAGGGACACCGCTATTATTACCGATATGACGACAACGGGAACCCGGAGTTTTTCCCGTCGGTTACAACGATATTGTCCCAAACGTTACCCAAAGCCCCGCACTTAATACAATGGATTGCCAACAAAGGCATTGAGGAAGCGGAACGATACAAAGGCGAACGGGCGGCGTATGGTACGTTTATGCACGCCGCATTTGAGGAATTATTAATTAACCGGGCTTATGATTTGGACGGGTTAAAAGGCAAACTAAAAGAATATATTGAGGTTTACCGATTGCCGGACGATTTTATATATTATGCCGACGATTTGAAAAAGGACGTATTGGCGTTTGCTCAATTCGTATTAGATTACGACGTGCGCCCGTTGGCGGTTGAAATTGCTTTAGTGCATCCATATTACAAGTATGCCGGAATGATTGATTGCCCGTGTACCATGTTGGCAAAGATAGGCGGCGACGAACGTATTAACGCAATCGTCGATTTTAAGAGTGGACGAAAAGGATTTTACGAGGAAAGCGAAATACAATTAGGGATGTACCGGGATATGTGGAACGTCAATTTTGAGCAATTCCCCGTTACCCGTATTTTCAATTTCAGCCCGAAAGATTGGCGCAAACGTCCGTCGTACAATCTGAAAGAACAAACAGATAGCCCCAATATTCGGAAAATCCCGTATCTATTGGAAATTGCAGCGATTGAAGACGAAAAGAAAGATAATACGTTTACGTCGGTTAATGGTATGGTTTTATTGGATAATGCACCCGATTTGACGCAAAATGTAATATCCTTATCGTTGGCGGAATTGATTAAAACGAAAGCCCTAAAGGAGGCGACCCCGGACGAAAACACGGACGTCGCCGAGAAAGTCAAGGCGGATGCACCGGAGCCGGAAAAGGAGCCAAAGAAAACAACCATTGTTAAACGTGCGCCCAAAAAGGCAAAGGAGCCGGAAAAGAAAGCCGCCACGGGCAAAACGACCTCAAAGCGGGGTAATACCACGGAAAAGAAAGTAAAGCCCGCAAACGAGCCTAAAAAGCCCAAAAATGAGAGTAGGAAAAAGATGTTGAACGACGACCCCGAAATTTGATTGAGATATGAAAGGAAGAATAAAACGACCGGAGGCGCAACAATCCCGTTTGATTTTGCCCCGTGTCGGTCAAATAAAAATCGGTATGAAAAACGCAAACGGTTATCCGCAAAGCGTTGATTACTTCATACCAACGGGAAAGTATGCCGGATTATTTACGCAAGCATACGGCGAAAAGCCGCAAACAATACAAATTGTTTTCCCGGACGACGACCCGGCAAAAGTATGTAACGAACGTTACGAATACCGGGACGACGACGGGCGATTGATTGCGGCGGGCGATGGCGAAACGTTCCAAGTTTGGGACGGAAAGAAATACGAAACGTTGACAACGGAAAAATACCCAAACTTAATGCAGTCAATAACGAAGCGTTACCCAAATAAAAAGAGCCGCCAACCCGATTGCGACGGTTGGGAGGTAACATTAACGCTAAACTTTATTGTTCCGTTGGTTCGTGGGGTCGCCGGGGTTTGGCAATTTGCTACAAAGGGCACGGCGTCCACAATTCCGCAAATCCGGGAAACGTTCGACGGTATGTTAGAGGAACGGGGATTTTGCAAAGGCATTATCTTTGATTTGAACGTACAATTTGCCACAACTCAAAAGCCGGGAGACCGTTCCCGCTTTCCTGTTGTCTCGTTGGTTCCTAATGAAAGTGCGGATAATGTTTTGAAAGTGCGCAAAGCGTGGGAACCTGCAAAGCAATTGGATAATGAATAAAAAATGCTATATTTGCGTCGATAAAACAAACGACTACCACCGTTTGCAAAGTATTGCTAATTTATTTAGCGCAAAGCCTGTTTTCCGGTGTGTGGTAGCCCGGATTGCGGGCTTTTATATTTTAATTATGGATTTTATTGTAAAAAACAAATGGATTAACGAATTGCATTTGAAAGGTAATAAGTTAATGTTGTATGCAATGATACACGCTTATTGTGTTAGATATGGCGAGTATTCAAAGGGTATTTTGTATTTATCCAAATGTTTAGGGATAAACAAAAGCACTGTAATTGATTGCCTTAAATGGTTATGCAAAAAAGGATTATTAATAAAATCAGTTCAGCCCGTAGCGGAACCGGATGTTTATAAAATATCAATATTATGAAATACACGATATTAATAAACCAATATGCCGCCGTTAATAGCGGTTTGGATTTAGATTTAATAGATTTGGCGATTTTTGATTTTATAAAAGATTTCGCCAATTGTGCAAGTTGCGTTAAGATGCACACCCCGGAGGGAATATATTTTTGGATTTCCCATAAGTTAATATTGGAAGCAATGCCGTTATTGAATATAAAAACAAGTCAAGGCATGATAAAGCGTATTGATAATTTGATTAAAGCCGGAATTTTACAAAAACATCCTAATTGCGAATTGTACAACAAAACTCTGTATTGTTTTGGTGAAAATTATGAGTTACTAACATTTACCGAAAAGGCAGCAAGGATATTAACCGGAGTTGATACCCCTAAACAAAAGTTGATGCCCCCCATAAACGAAAGTTTAGGGGTACCCCTAAACGAAAGTTTAGGGTATAATAGTAATAATATAGATAATCCAATAAATGATAATGAGAATACCCCCAACAACAATGTTGTCGGGGAATTATTCCCGGAAGAACAAAAGGTTGAGGAACCAAAGGATAAAAAAACATTGTTCCGCAATTCCGAAGTTTATAAGATGGTTAAGTTTGAAAACGGCATTGGCGTGGATTATTCCGAATTTGAAAGAAAGTTTGCGACCCCGGAATTTGAAAGGGTTGATTTGGTTTATTATTTCCATTCTGTTAGTGATTGGAGCGACCAAAAGAATAAGAAGCGCACAAAAAACGGTTGGTTGGCAACCGTCCGTAATTTCATACGAGGCGACGTTGAAAGAAAAAAGTTACATTTGAAACCCGAATATAAGAAGCCGACGGAACGTTTAAATGTTGCCGGGGCTATTGAGTATTTGAAAGACGATTATTAGTATGGAAACATTGCCCGAAAAGAAAAACAATTTGCCCGTTGCCCGTGAAAATGCCGTTGCAATCCTTTATAGCGGTACGGCAAAAGCAATCGACGTGCGCCGGGCTATGGTTGAATTGCCGGAGGTTGCCAAGGCGTTAACGACGGTTGAAAAGTACATTTTTGCAGCGTCCACGAAAAAACAGATTGCCGAGATAGACGACGAAACGTTGATTGCGAAAACCGGGCAAATGTTCCGGTTCATTGCAATGGACGTGGGGTTTATCATTCCGGCGGAACAAAACGATTGGGCGTACATTTGTACACGGTTGTTGGATTTGCTTAAAAGGTATTATTCGCAATTAACCTTATCGGAAATTAAGTTATCATTTGAATTGCTAATAACCGGGGAATTGGACGAATTTTTGCCGAAAGATAGGGACGGCAACGCCGAACGCAAACATTATCAGCAATTCAACGCCGATTATTTCGCCCGTGTTCTTAACGCTTATATGCGAAAACAAAATCAAGTTGTTGGGAAAGCATACACGGCGTTACCAAAGCCCAAACAGGGATTAAGCCCGGAGCAAAAGAGGTATTACAATAACCAAACAGTTACGACCTGTTTAATGTGCTTTTTGCGATACAAATATACCGGGCGTTTAGTCTTTGGATTAACCGACGAAATGTTTGTATATAAGTGGTTGTTAAATGTAGGGTTAGCAGACGAAGTACAAGAAACCGACGCAGACCGACGGGAAGCATACCAACGTTTTTTAGCCCGTGCCGCACGTGGGTTAGTAAATGAATACACGGTTTATCATGTTCGTAAACAAGGCAAGGAAAGCCCGGAAATAGATTACACGGTTTTTGAAGTTGCCCGGCGAAAGGAGATACAACGAGCATTTGACCGTATGATTGAGAAAGAAATTTATGTGTATAATTATTTGAGATTTGAAAAATGAAGATTGATTGTATTATTGGAATAGACCCCGGAGCCGCCGGGGGAATTGTGGTTTGGCAACCCAACCACAATATAACCGCAATTAAGATGCCTAAAGATATTAACGATATTAGGGATTATCTTAATTATATCAAGGGTATTGCAAACCCGATTATCTTTTTGGAGAAATTGAGCGTTCGCCCGGATGATGTTACCGTTGGCGATGCCGGGGCAAATATGGGAAAGTTATACCGCATACAAAAGATGCTGCAAAACTTTGAGCATTTGAAAGCGATAATAACCGTTGCCGAAATTCCGTTTGTGTTGGTTAATCCTTTGAAGTGGCAAAATGACCTTAAATTGCGTGTCAAGGTAAAAGGAAAGAAAGAAGAAAAGACAGACCGGAAAAGACGGTTCCGGGATATTGCCGGGAAATTGTACCCGGAGATTACCCCGGCATTATGGAACGCCGACGCAACGTTAATAATGCACTTTGGACGCTTCATTTTGCAAAACAATCCCGGTTGGGTATTGTCTAATTTGCCAACGCAAATGCACAATCGGTTATTTTAAGCCCGTAGAGGCTTTTAATTTCATTAACGGTTAATTGTATGGCAGACGAAACAAAAGCCCCGCAAATCGAAAATCCCGAAAAAATAACGGCAAAGGATTTGGCGGAAATGGTAAAACAGATGCGACACAACCAACGACGTTGCCAACGGAACCCCACACCGGAAAAGTTGGCAACGTTGGAAAGTTGGGAACGCAAAGTTGATACGGTTGTTGCTATATTGACCGATACACAAATGAAATTGTTCTAATATGGAAAATGAATATATCTATTTAGGCGACCGATTGACCCGCCCGGAATTGCGACGTATGCCGTGCCGGGCGGTTCGTCGTTCTGATGGTAAATGTATAAGAGGGCGCAACGGCAATATGTTAGTTGAGTTTGACGGCGTGGGTAAATGCGTTGTTTTGGGGCGATTATTGCGGAAAATAAAAAAATAGCCGAAAATAAAAGATAAAAGTTTTGGTATATCCATTATTTTACATATATTTGCGGCATGAAAAAAGGTAAATACTTAATAGAATATGATTGTTACGTTGCTGAAAATGGCAATATAACGCAAAATGATAAGGAAATAAAGCCTTATTTGAACGGTGGCTATATGACTGTAAAATTAAAAATCAATGGTTTAAAAGTTATGCGGGTTCATAGATTGGTTGCTTTGGCGTTCATTCCCAACCCGGACAATAAACCATGTGTTGACCATATCGACGGGAATAAATTAAATAATCATGTTAATAATTTACGTTGGTGTACTATTGGCGAGAACCTAAAATTTGAGAACGTTAAACGTGTATCAAAATTATATCCCGTTAAACGTATTGATAAATTAGGTAATATTGTATGTTTTGATAATATTTTAGATGCGTGTGTTTTTCCTTGGCAAAAGTATGTAATATTACAGGTATGTAACGGGAAAAGAAAAACATACAACGGTTATAAATGGGAACATAACGACCCGGCGATTTCCGGGAAATAAATAAATTTAAAGAGCGATGTATATTAAGAAATTGGAATTGTTGAATTTTCAAGTTATCAAAGAGTTCAACGCAGATTTTGAGGGTAATGTATATTTCATTACCGGGGACAATGAGTTAGGCAAATCAACCCTTTTAAAAGCAATCGGCGCAATGTTGACCGGGAACCGGGACGCCGTGTTGAAAAATGGCGAGGACAAAGGATTTGCAAAAATGGTTGTAGGTAACGACGGCGAAAATTACGAGGTCGAATTAAAGTTTACCAAAGCCAACCCACGTGGGACGTTATCCATTAAATCCCAAACAACCGGGATGCGTTCGGATAACGTTTCTATGCTGCAAAAGATTTTCGGCTACCAAGACTTTGACGCCGTGGAGTTTTCCCGTTGGAGTGAAACCGCCGAGGGACGCCGCAAACAAATTGAGGTTGTAAAGGCTTTGTTGCCGGAAAAGGTGCGCACCCGTATTGCAGAAATTGACGCCGAGGTTACGACCGTTAAGGATAAACGAAAAGACGCCAACACCGAGGTTAAGACATATACAACCATTTGCGCTAACGCTGAAAAGCAATTGAAGCCGGGCGACGTCAAAACGTATGCCGATAAAAAGGACATTACGGCGTTAATGGAGGAACAAAACGAAAATGCCCGGTTGATTGAGAAAGCGAAAACGGTACGCCAAACCCGGCAACAAAGGGTTGAACAATTGGCGGCAATCCCCGGACGTATTAAAACCGCCAACGACAACCACGACAAAGCCGTTGCGATTATTGATACCAATTTAGCGAATGAAGAAAAAGAGGTTGCCCGCATTATCGCCGAGGCGCAAAAACGGTTAGAGGACGCCAAAAAAGAGGCGAAAACGTCCCGTAAAAACGTCGATGCCGAATTAAAGGAAATATTGGCAACCATTGAGGCGGAAAAAGCCGATTTTGAAAAGCGAAAAGCGAATGCCGACAAATGGTTAGAGGAATACGAAGCCAATAACCCGGAACAATTAGACACGGCGGAACAACTGAAAAAAGCCGAGGAACACAACCGTATCAATGCGTTGGTTGTGGATTATATGGCAAAGAAGAAACAAAAGGAAGCCGCCGAGAAAACCGCCCGCACGTTTGAGGACAAATTAGGCGCATTGGCAAAGGAACGGGAAACACTTATTGCAACATCCAAATTGCCGATTGCCGGGCTTTCGTTCACGGACGACGGGTTAGAATTAAACGGCGTGCCGTTCGTTGCCGGGAAAGTGTCAGATAGTCAAATTATGGAGGTTGCCGCCAAACTGATTATCGCAAGCAATCCGACGGTTAAGGTGTTCCGCATTGCGAGGGGCGAAAGTTTAGGCGAAAAGCGTTTGCAGGCGATTATAGACATTGCAAAGGCAAACGGCTTTCAAGGCTTCATAGAGGAAGTAAAACGGGGACAAACCGATTTAGTAGTTGAGGAATACACGGAAAACGAATAATAACCGGGGGCGGGCTTTCCGTCCCCTTAAAATCTAAAACAATGGCATATACATTGAACGATAATTTGAAACGTTGGGCGGAACAATACGAAACCTCCGAGTTTATCCAATCCGACCCGGTGCAAATCCCGCACCGTTACGATAGTCGGGTAAATATTGAGATTAGCGCATTTGTTACGGCGTGGATTGCGTGGGGTTCCCGCAAACAGATAATCCAAAAGGCGGATTTTATCGACCGGGAAATTTTCAAGGGTGCGCCGTATCATTACATTGTTGGAACCGATACGCAGGGAACCGCCCCGGAATGGAAGCAATACAAAGGCAGTAAAGAGAATTTTTATAGAACGTTTACATACGCCGATTTTCACGACCTTTGCGCCCGCTTGTTTGAAGTGTATAACAATTGGGAAAACATGGAAAAAGCATTGCAAGCGCAACCGGGCGTTCGTCCATTGGTGCAATTACAATATCTTTTCGGCGACGTTAAGGGCGTGCCGGATATGGAAACGAAAAGCGGTTGCAAACGCTTATGTATGTTTTTGCGTTGGATGTGTCGCCACGGTTCCCCGGTTGACTTTGGATTGTGGACGATTTGCGACCCCCGTAATTTAATCATTCCATTAGATACCCACGTACATAAACAGGCATTGCGGTTGGGGCTTGTAAAACGTCGGACGCCGGATTTGCAAACAGCCATTGAGATAACCGACCGTTTCGCCGAGATATTCCCGGACGACCCAACAAAGGGGGATTTTGCGTTGTTCGGTTATGGAGTGAATAACGGTAAGGTTGCACCCGTTACGACGGAACCGGAGCCGGAAAAAGAGCAACCAACCGCCGTGGCTGATTTGTCAATTGCCGACGTTCTGAAAATGCGGTTGTTTTATGACAACGCCGCCGCCGAGGTTCGGGAAATATGGGAAAGTCGGGAAAAAGCCCGCAAAGCATTGAAAGCAACCGAGCGTTTGAAAGCGCACCCAATCGACGGGTTGCACAATGCCGGATTGTTGGAGCCGGGCGAATTTGTTGTTGCATTTGCAAAAGTATTGGATAAGCGGGAAACGAAGTTATCACGGGCGGAACGGGACGTTATCCATACAATCGGAATGACAGCGTTTAATAAGACAATGAAAAAATTAATAGCCGATGAAAAAGCGAGAAATAACAGCAACGGGGACAATAAACAATAACGGCGGGTTGGCAATGTACATGGGGGAATTAAACGAGTTTTTCAAGGGTTGGAAAGGTTCCCGCATTATTGCCCGGTTTATTGTAGCGTCCCCCGGTTCGTCCGAGGCTTTGAAAGGGTATTATTTCAACTATGTTGTACCGACGTTTAAGCACGCAATTTGGGAGGCGGGCGAACGTCTTACAGAGGAACAAACCGAACGACGTTTGCGGGAATTTTCCCCGATTATGTACGTTGAACGGGTCAACGAGGAAACGGGGGTATATTCCCACGATTTGCGCACCGTGGCGGATTTGTCGAACGCCGAGTTAATCGAACATATCGAAACGCTCAAACAGATAGCCGCCGAGGAATATAATACATTTATTGACGACCCCCGAACGTTGTAGGTATGTTTTGCAAGTGTAACGGAAAGCGGGATAAATACCGCAATGAAAATGAGTAATTAACAATTTAATAACCGAGAGTATGACAAACGAACAATTACAGAACGGCGCAAAGTTAGCCGAAAAAATCGGCGCATTGGAGGCGCAATTAGAGGGTTGGAAACGTGCAATACGTTTTACGTATGATTATGTTACTTTATACAGCAAAGGCGACGACCGGAGTTTTGACAAAATCAAAACGTCGTATATTGATTTTGATGTTATGAAAACTCTAACAATCGCCCGCATTGAGAAAGAATTAAACGAGTTAAAAATAGAATTTGAAAATTTATAAGGTTATGCAAAAGTTTGAATTGAAAGATATTTGTTTCTTTGATTGTGAAACAACCGGGGTTCCGGCAAAGGGTTTGAAATGGGATGCGGATTTTGAGCAATTCCCGCACGTCGTCCAATTGGCATGGTCGTTGGGCGATAAGGAAAAAAGTTATATTATCAAACCCGATAATTACGAGATACCCCCGGAAATAACCGCAATTCATGGTATAACAACCGAACGGGCAATTACCGAGGGCGTGCCGTTTGCCGAGGTTGTGGACGAATTTTTAGCGGATGCCAACGCCGCCCCGCTTGTATGTGCGCACAACATTTACTTTGATAGTTCAATGTTAAAAGCAAACGTTTTGCGCTATTGTGGACGGGAATATTACGACGCACACGTTGAGGACGCATTACATAAGGGCAAACGCATTGATACAATGATGAAAACTATTAAATTTGTCGGCGCATTGTATCAGAATGGCAAACCGGGAAAATTCCCCAAATTGGAGGAATTATTTGCAAAGTTGTTCCCCGGCGAAACATTCCCGGCGCATGACGCATTAGAGGACATAAGGGCGTTGCGTCGTTGCGTCCCGGAATTGGTTAATTTGGGGATTATTGAGTTGGCGCAAAAGGAATACCCGGCGGAACAACTCAAAGCCCAATTTGAGCCGGAAAAGCCCAAAGGCGAGCGCAATATTGAGTTCCACGACCCCAACCCGGTAACGGAACCAATCGGAACCGGGGAACCCGCCCCGGAACCAATCCCGGAACCGGAACGCCCGGCGGTTCCGTCGAATAGTAAGACACGGGAATTGTTGGACGAAAACGAATTTTGATTAAAACCGTGCCGGGCGGGTTCCCGGCGACAAATAATATTATAATATGAACGAAGAAAAAAAAGCTGCAAACGTTATGTTGATACCAAGCGAAAAGGCGTTTGCATTGTCTAAAGTCAAGACATTAAAAGACGGCGGGTTAGACGTGCATTATGAAGTTACCGAAACAATCGGCAATGAGAGTTACACGAACAAATACCACGTCGAGAGCGCAAAGGACATACACCCCGATTTGCGCAATTGCTTTGACAGGTTGCGCCCAATTATGGGGCGTATTTTCAATATCACGTCGTTTTTGTCCCTTATGGATACGCCGAATATGAAAGCCAACCAAAATCAGAAAGACGTCGCCCGTAACTTTGCGGACGAAATGTTGAAAAACATTGAGGTTCGGGGCGTAGCCCTTTCCGGTCAAGATGATAACGTTGGTTGCGTCCTTACGGGATTGTTCACGGTATCTAATAACCAAAAGACGGCGATAAATTCGCCCCGTCTGAAATTCAATACCGAAACGTTCGGTTTTGAGGAGGAATTGGAAGAAATCGTTGCGGACATTGAAAACGAGGTTTACGCATTTTTGTTCAAAGGCAAAAAGGCGCAATTGGAATTGTTCGGGGCTGACGGCGAACCCGCACCGGGTTTGGTCGCAGAACCGGAAAAGGAGGGCGGATTGTTCCCGGAGGTCGGCGACCCGGCTAACGAGGACGACCCGGAGGACGAAACGGCGGATGTGTAAGCAATGGAGCCGATATTGCTAACGTACAGGGAAGAATACCAATTTGTAACCGATAGGGGGTTTTGCCCCCTATTGGATTACAAGCGGTTTACAATGGATATTCGGTTGCGTGTCGAAATCCAACGGGAATTGTTCGGACATTGCGTTTTAGGACGTGGCGACATTCCCGTTGCCAACCAACGGTTTTTTCGGTGGGTTTGGGAGCATAAGCCGCACAGATGCGAGGAAACGTTGCGACCTTTGCACAATTTTTCGGCAACATATTGTTCCCATATATTAACCCGTGGGGCATATCCGGAAATGGCGCATGACCCAAGGAATATTAATATACTTTGTCTTGAAATGCACAACCGTTGGGAGAATGGCGACCGTGAGAAAATGCGAATATATCCGGGCAACGTCCGGATTATTGAATTGCTTAAAAACGAATACAGAAGTTTGAAAATATGAGGACGAAAAAAAGAACACCCGATTACGGGGCAATTTCCCGCCGTTCAATCAAAAATGATTTCAGACGGGTACAAACATACCCGGAAGGGGAGAAACGCCCGCAAATGGAAAATCCGCCCGAAATAAATGCAGAAAGACGGGTTTTATTTGTTAGCGAAAATTCAGGTTATTACAAATTGCGTTCTTTCATTGTTGGTAAATTGGTTCGATTAGTTCAAAAATCAAGCGTCGGCGGTTGGGTTTGTGAGTTCGTACACGACGACGACCGAAAAGCGATAAACCATGCCGCCGGATGGTCGGACAATAAGAAACAATATTTGTTGGATTGCGTAAAATTAAAGTGACATGAAAATAAAATCAAAAACCGGATATAAAATTGCGTTATACACGTTCGTGACGTTGACGGTTGCGTCTTATATGTGGGCGTTGTACAGTATAATTGTTTGGATAATTAAAGCGTTTTTTGTATGAGTGTAAACAAGGTTATTTTGATGGGACATACCGGGAAAGCCCCGGATTTTAAAGAGTTCGACAACGGCGGTTGCGTTGCGACCTTTTCGTTGGCAACCACGAAACGAGGTTTTACCACAAGGGACGGAAAGCAAATCCCGGAGCGTACCGAATGGCATAACGTCGTATTGCAAAACGGGTTGGCAAAGGTCGCCAATCAGTACGTCAAAAAGGGCGACAAACTGTATATTGAGGGCGAATTGAGAACCCGGAGTTATGACGATGCGCAAGGCGTCAAACGGTATGTTACTGAGATAGTCGCAACCGATATGGAAATGTTGACCCCGAAAGCGACCGGAGCCGGGGCGCAAGTACCGCCGCCGCCCGTGCCGGATGCACCCGCCCCCGACGGAAACGACGATTTACCATTTTAAGCCGTGGACGATATGGGAGCGATAAACGGACGGGTTATTTACAGCCCAAAAGGTAAAGCCGGGGAATACGCCGAGAACGCCGCCAATTTCTTTGTCGGTTGTTCCAACGGTTGTACTTACTGTTATTTGCGCAAAGGTCGTGGCGCAAAGGTATTGGGAGGCAGTCGCCCGGAGTTGAAAAAGACGTTGCGGGAATATCCATACGCTTTGGATATTTTCAAAAACGAATTGTTGGCGCATAAGGAGGAATTGCAGAAAACGGGGTTATTCTTTTCGTTCACGACCGACCCGTTGTTGCCGGAAACGGAACGGTTGACCCGTCAAGCGGTCGGCGTATGCCAACGCCACGGCGTCCCGGTTAAGATATTGAGCAAATGCGCCGAGGGGTTGAACCGCTTCATTGATTTTGCCGAGGCGTCCGAGGGTTGGGACGTGTCCCGTATCGCTTTGGGCGCAACGTTGACAGGTTGCGACGAATTGGAGCCGAACGCCGCCCCAAATACGATGCGGGTTAATGTGTTGGCACGGGCAAAACGCCACGGGTTCCGCACTTTTGCAAGTGTGGAGCCAATCCCGCCGGGAATGTACGACCGGGCAATTGGAATAATCAAATTGTCGTATCCGTTCGTTGACCTGTATAAAATCGGGTTGCAGAGCGGCGGCAAATATCAGAAACGGGAAATACGATTGATTTACGACACGATTACGGAACATTGGGAGGGACGCCCGGAACAACCCCGTATCTATTGGAAAGATAGTATTGTTAATCCGTTGGGGATTGACCGGGGAGAATTGCCGGGGTATTGTGTCCCTGTTAATTGGGATTTGTTTAATAATGAAAAGTGAAATACGGGTTGAGGTTCCCGCCGATTGCCGATTGGTCGGAGTAAGGACGGACGGCGATGTTGTCGTTATCATTTACGAGCCAATCCAAACGTCCGGCAAATTGGATTTATCCATTACCCGGAACCCGACGACGAAACCGAGGAACCCGAAAATAAAAAGTAAATATGCAGTACAGCAATAAAGATTACAACCCGGAAAAGCACGACCGTTGGCGTGCGTTGACCGTAAAACAGCCATACGCAAATGATTTGGTAACGGAGGCGTACAAGGACGAAAACGGTATTGTTTACGGGAAAAAGACAATTGAAGTTAGGAGCAAAAACACGTCATACCGTGGCGACGTGTTGATATGTTCCGCAGCGTCCCCGGTTTATCCGGGAATGGAAAGCGGCGTTACTTTGGGATTGGTTGAGTTGTACGACGTAAAGCCGATAAAAGAGTTTACGCCGGAGGATTGGGAAAACACCCGGATTCCAAAGGAAAAGAGGGCGAAAATAACAAAGGGTTTCGGATGGATGATGCGCAACCCAAGACGTGTTATTGAAATGCCAATTAAGGGGCAATTGGGGATTTACAATTTGGTTTATACCAAAGATTGTATATTGCCGTACCCCGTGGCAATGGTAATGGATAAAAAGGGTTATGAATTAGCAAGAAAGGAGGTACACAATGAGTAAGAACAAACACGCCGTCCAAACAGGCATACACGTTGGGCGGGTTGGCGTTTATGTTTACGCCCGTGAGTATTGGCAATATAATAGTTGGCAATTTGGGATATCCATTGACGCAATAAACGGTTACGACCGTTATTTGGATTTTGAGTTGAAAGCGTTTTGTTTCGGCGTTGGCATACGGTTTATATGGATTAAAAGAAAGTAAAGTTATGAAAGCAAAGATTTTATTGTTATCTTTGGCAACGCTTTTGTTAGGAGCCTGCCAAAGCGAGAACGAACCAACGGAAACATTTTATTTACTACAAAAAACCGAGAGCATGGAAGAAAGAAACGAGTTTGTAACGAATACCAAGGCGGCAATGATACAGATAAACGCCACCCGGTATAATTGCGAGATTGTCGAAACCGCATTAGCGGGCGGCGATAGGGTACGAATTTGCGTAAAAGGCGCAAAGGAAGATTTGGACGCATTGTTTGACTATGTAAACGAAGCGGGCAAAGAATGAGAGTAAAGCAACCCGAACCGTTCGACCCGTCCAAAGAATACCGCCCCGGCGAACGTTGCGTTTACCGGGGTATGGTATTGATTGCCGAGATATGGACGAAAGCCGCCCAAAAGTTAGCAGACGACCCCGGAACCCTATTTTGCCAACGGTGCGTCCGTTGCAAGATAGACCGGGACGTTTGCACCGGTGCGCATTTACAATGCGATAAGTACAACAGAACCGACCGAAAAACGATATTTTGGCGGTTGGCATATCCGAAAACAGTAAGAACGAATAAAAAATTAGAGCGATGACAGAAAGTAAGTTAAACCCGTTTGATGCGGAATTGTTGGTTATGATTGGCGATATTGCCAAAAGCCAACCGGAGGTCGAGGAAAAACCCGACCGTTACGAAATCACGGTTGACACAACCGAAATACAGGGGAAAAGCATTGAAGCACTAAAACAGGCAGTCGCCGGACGATTGGGGAAATGCTTGTTAGTTACCCATACGTTAGACGCCGCCGTTGTTTTCAACGTCGAGTACGACCCGACGGAATACCCGGAACAAATCCGCACCCGGTTAGTTGAGCCGGACGCCACGGCGGGAACCCGATATTGCCGCACGTTGTTAGAAGTTGACGCAATACAGGTACGCCGGGACAATTTGGACGACCTGTTGAGATTTACCGGAGGCGGAACCATGACGATACCGAGAACCCCGAACGGGCGGGCGGTTTATTCGTTCCCGGACAGCAACGGCATTTTTATTGACGCCCCGGAAACGTACTACATTGTACGGGAGCCGGACGGACGATTGACAACCCGCCCGGAAAGAGAGTTTAACCGGGAGTTTGAGCCGAAAGGCGTAAGCGTACCGAAAGAACCCGGCGATAAGGGATGCGGGAATTGCGCCAACTTTACAAACGAGGACGTAAACGGTAACGGATATTGCGAGGCGTTCAAATCTGAACAATCATGCGGAACGTGTCGTTGCCAAGAATATAAACCTAAAAATTAAAGAGCGATGATTAACAGAGAACAATTTATTAATGAGATTGCCGAGGTGGTAAACCGTAATTCAATGGAAAAGGCGTTTAATGATACCCCGGATTTTATTTTAGCCCGCATTGCGGTTGAAGCAATGGAAATGTTTACACGTGCAAGCGCACACCGGGACGATTACCACGGATTTAGAACGGCGGATTACGACCGGAAATATAAAGCGATTTGCGAAAGCGAAAAGAAAGCAAAGCCCGTGAACACTTGTAAGGGTTGCCCGCTTATCGACATTTGCCCCGCCGTCCAAATGGAAAAGCAACCGGAACGTAAAAGGGAGTACAAGAAACCGGAGGCGCACGACGTGCCAAAAGAAGTGGAAACAATGGCGGCGTTCTTTGCTGATATGTTCCCCGGTTCCAAAATACAAATCCAACGGGTCGATTTGAAAAAGAACCCACGGGATAAACGCCGGGCAAAGAATAAACGGAAAGGAGGGCGACGCAATGAAAAATAAATGTTCGTCGGAAATTCCCAATATGCCGACCGGATGCGCCCCAGATAATCGACGCCCCGAAAAGATATGCGGAACGTGTCGTTATTTTAACCCGGAATATCCGATTAACGGGAAACCCCGCCCGGTATGTTTGGCTTTGAAAGAAACCAAAGACGGACATACGTATAAAATCACATTAGGAGTTGAACCGCATTTCCATTGTTCAAACGGAAGGTATGAAAATGGAATAGGACGATAGAGCAATAGCCCCGGAAACAAAGCCGAGGTTTTGCCGTTTATATGTGAGAGAGAACAAACGGTTGGCAATGCGGCGAAAAAGCCGTAAATTTGCCCCGTGGTTAAGAGATAACCGCCGAGATATACAAAGTATCGGATAAGACAATAAAGCCTCTTAAAATGTAAATTCCCCGCAAATAACTTGCAATCGAAAAACATTTGGTACCTTTGCAAAAAAAAGATATGGAAGTTTGGAAAGATATACCCGGTTTTGAGAATTACCAAATATCCAATTATGGTAATGTAAAAAGCCTCAATTATGGGAGGACAGGAAAACCCAAGTTGCTAAAACCAACTGTAAGCGGAAAAGGTTATTTGCAAGTAAGGTTATCGAAGTCCGGTAAACCGAATGCGTTGTTGGTTCATAGATTGGTTGCAATGGCATTTGTTCAAAATCTAAATAACCGGAAACAAATAAATCATAAGGACGAAAACAAGTTTAATAATAATTCCGACAATTTAGAATGGTGCGATAATCAGTATAACAATACATATAACGGCAAACATAATAAAATTGCTAAACCTGTAATACAACGTTCAAAAGCCGGAAACGAAATTGCCCGGTATAAATCTATAAGGGAAGCGGAAAGAAAAACGGGAATAAAAAATATAACAATTACCCGATGTTGTAAAGGAGTGTATAAAACGGCGGGCGGGTATGTATGGGAATACGATTTGACTGTTAAGGAGGTTTGACGATGAAAAAGAGAAAAAAGCCATTAGGCTACAACAAACGTTCCGAGGAACAACGAATTTATGACATTCGTTTTTGTGCCGATTTATTTTTGCGTGGTTATTCGTACCGGGAAATTGCGGACGCATTGAACCGGGATTTGTCCGCCCGTGGAATGGGTTATACAATAACCTTTCAAATGGTTTATTACGATTTGCAACAATGCCTTATCGAATGGAAGCGGGAACGGTTGGATACAATCGACGAATATGTTACACAGGAATTGCGCAAGTTGGATAAAATGGAGCAACAAGCGTGGGAGGCGTGGGAGGTATCCAAAACCGGAAAGCAGCGCACCAAAGAGAAAACCCGGGGGCGTCCTATCAAAACGGATGCGACCGACGGCGACCCGGAATATTACGGGTATAACGAAACGACCGTTGAAACGTCAGCGGGCAATCCCCGGTTTTTGGATTTGTTGTTGAACATTCAACAACGCCGAGCAAAGATGTTGGGATTTGATGCGCCCGTTAAAATCGAGATACCCGGATACAACGCCGGGACGGACGACGATAAACCGAAATACGATGTTAAGGCAATCCCGGACGACCTGTTGTTTGCCGTCGCCGACAAATTGCAGTCCGCCGAATTTCAAAAGACAATCGCCGAGAAAGGAGGGGCGCAATAATGGCAAGGCGAATGAATGTTGTTAAACAGGTTGTAACCAAAACGAACCATTATTGCGGGGATTGCGGACACGGTGTTTGGTATTTCGACCATGCGAATTTAGATGTTGTAAATAGATTGCCGATTTGTTGCCGTTGTCCGTTTAGCCCGAACCGTTGTCGGATAAGGAGCGAAATAGCGTGTTTGAATTGGATACCGAAAAAGCCCGGCGAATTGATAGTTACACCCGATAAAATTGTACGACCATGAGTAACGAGGAATTATTGAAGATGTACGAGGCAATCAAGGCAGACCCCGGCGAATTGGTGCGAGCCGCCGCCCGTAAACGTCTTATCAACTTTGCCCGGTATATGCAACCGGATTTGGTATTGGAACCGTTCCACGTTGTATATTATACCCTGTTGGATATGTTCGCACACGGAAAGATACGAAAGATGATTGTACAACAACCGCCGCAACATGGAAAATCGGAGGGGTCGAGCCGAAAGTTACCCGCTTTCATGGAGGGATTGAACCCGGATTTGAAAATAGTTATCGGGTCGTATGCTGCAACCATTGCACGGGATTTCAACCGGGATGTACAACGTATTATCGACACGCCCCGATACCGGGAATTATTTCCCGGCACCTATCTAAACGGTTCCAACGTCGTAACAATGGCGAATACCTATTTACGGAATAGCGATGTTATCGAAATGGTAGGGCGCAAAGGTTCTTTACGTGTTGTAGGTCGTGGCGGTTCCCTTACATCTAAAACCGTGGACGTGTCGATATTGGACGACGTGTATAAAGATTATGCCGAGGGTAACAGCCCAATAGTAAGGGCGGCGGCGTGGAAATGGTACACAACCGTTGTTCGTACCCGTTTGCATAACGATTCGCAAGAACTCATAGTTTTTACCCGATGGCACGACGACGATTTGATAGGACGCATTGAAAAGAGCGGGGAAATTATTATTGATGTTAAGTGTTGGGCTGATTTGGATAACATACCCCCCGGCGCATGGGTTAGAATAAACTTTGAAGCGTTGAAAACCGGAGAACCCACGGAAATAGACCCACGGGAACCGGGGGCGGCTTTATGGGAGGGGCGACACAGCCGTTTAAAGTTAGAGGGGCAAAAGGCATTAGACCCGGTGCAATTCCAATGCCTCTATCAAGGCAACCCCGGTTCCGCCGAGGGTCGATTGTACCAACCTTTCAAAACGTGGGTCGAAAAATCCGATTACGGCACGTACATTCGTTCCGGCGCATACATTGACGTTGCCGACGAGGGCGACGACCTGTTGTTTGCCGCAACGTATGACGTGTATAAGTCCGACAATATGTTTTTCAACGAGAAAACAAAGCGCATGGAGCCGATATTGTTTGCCCTTATTACAGATATGGAAATGACGGACGAAAACACGGACGTTACAACCGTAACCGTCCCGGCGATGATTAACCGTAACGGGACGCAAAAAGCGTGGGTTGAGAGCAACAACGGCGGTGCGGGTTATGAGAAAGTTATTAAAAAGAAAGTCCGGGCGATTACAGAGCCGTTTTATCAAGGGGGCAACAAGGAAAGCCGGATAATAACAGCGTCCGCAATGGTTAATCAACATATAATTATGCCGTTCGGTTGGGAAACCCGGTACAAAGCCGTTTACGACCATGTAACCGGATTTTTGCGCAATTTCGGAGCCAACACGCACGACGACCCGGAGGACGGATTGACCGGAATATATGAAAAGGAGATTGCGGACGGCAATATACAGCCATACGCACACGCAAACCGAGGCGTAAGACGACGCAATTAGCAATATTTTTGAGATATACAAGATTATCCGGGAAAAAGGTTATAACTTTGTAACCGAAACAAGGGGGCAAAGGGACAGCCCCGGAGAAAGTAACAATATTTTTAACGTTAAAAACAAAGAAGTATGATTTGTAAATGTCCGGCGGGGGCGTCGTTGCCCGATATACCCGCAATTAAGTGTTCGGAAAGTTTCGGACAGGTTCAGAAAGTGGCTTTTCAACGTCTTATGAAAGACGACGGAAGCAAAAACAGTTTTACGAGTGAAAAAGCGATTACGGCGTTAGCGTCGTGGACGCCCCTGTTATCGGCGGCGGATAGCACGAAAGTAGTTGTTTCGCCGTATATCCAAGCCCCGACCGCCGAGGCGGGAGCCGCCCGCACCTTTGGAGGCGGTAATGAAACGTTGGGAGGCGTCGAAGAAATTATTGGACGTGAACCGACCCCGTTTACCGGAGTTATCCGCAAAGCCCCGCAGGAGGTTATAAAGGCATTAAAGGAACTGCAATGCGAAAGTTGGGGCGACAATTTGGGTATCTTCATTTTCGACGAAAACGGCGCAATTGGAGCCATTAAGGACGCCTCAACGGAGGGTACATATTACCCGATACCGATACGTTCGTTGTTTATCGGCGATAAGACGTTGGGCGGATTGGAAGCCCCGGACAGCAACGCAATACAATGGTCGTTTTTGCCGAATTGGTCGGACGATTTGGCGATTGTTGCCCCGACGTTTAACCCGCTTACGGATTTGAAACCCGCATAAGAGTAATGACGGCGAAAGTTACAAAGGTCGTGTTGGAGTGTCCGACCCTTAACACGACCGAAGAATTTGAGATTAACCACGCCGAACGCCTGTTGCGGATGCCTAACAATGGCGGTTGGCAGTTGCCCGAAAAAACACCTTTTGAATTTAGCAAAGAAAATGGGATTAGATATAAAACGCATAAGAAAGGAAATAACGGAACCGAGGAAAAAGGCGACGATAAATAAAGCGGTCATACACCAAAACCGCATTAAATTTCACGCCCAAACCAACGTAACGCCCTTAATGTGTTTACCCACGACCGACTTTTTGGCATGGGTTCAAAATCTTATCCCGCACGATAAATTCAAAATCTTCAAAACATTGTTCCGTTACCCCGTTCGTACCAACGAGGTAACGGGCATTTGTTTTGATAAGTTAAGCCGTATTTTCGACGGTCGTAACCCGGCGTTCAACTATCAATTCCAAAACACGGAACAACGGGACGATTGGGAGTATTACCGCCAAGATGTATTAAAGGAGCCGGAAATTTGGAGTACGAAAGGTTGGGAGTTTTTCAAGACGGAAATAAACAGCGTCTTAATAGTTGATTTGCCCGCCGAGCAAAACCCCGCCGACCGATACCCGACCCCGTATTTTTATTGGCTACCTATCGAAAGCGTCATAACCTTTGAGGCAAACCGGACAACCGGGGTTATGGATTGGATAATTTTCCGCCAACCCGATAAACGTATTGCAGTTATTGACGATGAACGATACAGAGTATTTGCAGAGGACGACGGCGGCAACATAGGCGAATTATTGGTTGATAACCCACACGATTTGCGCTATTGCCCCGCCCGTTTCTTTTGGAACGAGCCAATGAATTTGCGAGAACCGGACGTTAAACAATCCCCGCTAACAAAAGAATTGGAGGCGTTGGATTGGTTTTTGTTTTTCCATATATCGAAGCGGCATTTGGATATGTACGGGGCGTATCCGATATATTCCGGTTACGAACAATCGTGCGACTTTACAAACGCCGAAAACGGCGATTATTGCGACGGTGGATTTTTGAAAGACAAACAAGGGTATTACAGGTTAGACCAAGCCGGGTTATTGATGCGTTGCCCCAAGTGCGGCGACAAACGGATTACCGGGGCGGGTTCCTTTGTTGAAATACCGATACCGGACGGGGACAAACAACCCGATTTGCGGAACCCGGTGCAAATGTTGACCGTTGACCGTACAAGTTTGGATTATAACGTTGAGGAAGAAAAGCGATTGCGGGAAAACATTATTACCGCCGTCGTCGGACAAAACGAGGAAGTAACCCAACGGGAGGCATTTAACGAACAACAGGTTAAAGCCGCATTTGAGAGCCAAAGCACGGTATTAAACCGAGTGAAAAAAGGCTTTGAAGCCGCTCAACAGTTCGTCGATGAAACGGTTTGCCGATTGCGATACGGCAATATGTTCGTATCTGCAAAAGTCAATTACGGCACGGAGTTCTATTTGTACGACGCAAGCGAGTTGCGGAACCGTTACAAGTTGGCAAAGGAAAGCGGCGCAAGTGAGGCAGAATTGGACGCCCTACAAAATCAGATTATCGAAACGGAGTACCGGAACAACCCAACCCAATTGCAACGTATGTTGATATTGGCAGAATTGGAGCCGTACCGCCATTTGACCCGGAACGAGGTATTGGATTTGTACGGGCGTAACTTAATCCCGGAGAATGAATTGCGTATAAAGTTGAATTTCGCTAACTTTGTCCGCAGGTTTGAACGGGAGAATACAAACATTTTGGAATTTGGAACGCAAATACCATTCGACCAAAAGATTTCAGTAATAACAAGTAAATTTAACGAGTATGCGAGTGAAAACAGCAACCGAGGGTAAAACAAAGGACGTCGCAATTACCGACGTAACCCCCGAAAACTACATTGTACCGAGCAACGAACAACATTTGTATCATTGCGTCATTGAGGTACGCAAGTTTGACAGCGAAACGGGCAAACGCTTATCCGTTCCCCGTATTCAAAAGTTCGGCAAAAAGTCCTTTGAAAACGGCGTTTTGGACGCACTGAAAAAACAGGGTTACACGATTACCGTATTGCACGACCCCAACGAGTACGTCAAGGCGCAAGCCGAGGAAAAAGCGGCACGGACCGCCGCACAGCAGAAAGCCGCCGAGGAAAAAGCCGCCGCCGATGCAAAGGCAAAGGCAGAAGCCGAGGCGAAAGCCAAAGCCGAGGAAAAAGCGGCGTTAAAGGCTGAAATTTTGGCGGAATTGAAAGCGGCGGGAGTTATCCCGGCGGAACCCGCCAAAGAAACCAAAGCCGAGGACAAACCCGGAGCGAAAAAGTAACAGAGTATTAAACAATTAAAAAATACGATTATGACACAGATTGCACAGCAGGACAATTTGGTTATTGAAGTAACAACAACCGCCGCCGCATTGGATAGCGCAACAAAGAAAAAGTTGATTGAATGTATTGAGGGCGGAACAATTACCGACGTAATTTTGGTAACAAAAGAGGTTGAAAAGAAAATCAGCCATGCACGTGTTGTTAGTTGGTTGGTTGACACAACCGGGGATTCGCCAAAATACACAATTCATATTATTGACGCAAACAGCGGAGCAGTAGCAGCAATCGCACTTAATTAATTCAAAGGGAAAGAATTATGTTAACGAGAGAAATTTTAGTTGCAAATGCGGCATTAGCCGGATTAACCGACGAACAAATTGCGGCAATTACAACATTGTCCGCCAACGACGAAAATAGCGTTATCGCTAAAAAGACGGGCGAAATTTACGGCGGATTGGATGCCGATATTTTGGCGGCGTCCGGTATCGCAAAGAACGGAACCGAAAAGACGTTTGATTACGCAAAACGTGTGGTCGCCGAGTTCAAAACCAAAGCGGAAAGCGCAAGCGCATTGCAAACCCAAATCGACAGTCTGACGAAAGAAAAGGCACGTTTGGAAAAGGCAATTGCAGACGGTGCGACCGATGCGGAAACGGCAAAGGCATTGAAACAGGCGAAAGCCGATTTAACGGCGGTAACAACGCAGTTTAACGACCTTAAAAGCAAGTACGATGAAGCCGAAAAGAAATTCCAAACGGAGTTGTTCGGCGTTCGTATCGAGGGCGCATTGCAGACGGCAACCGCCGGGTTGAAATTCAAACCGGGATTGCCCGAAAGCGCAACAAAGGTTTTGTTAGCGCAAGCAATCGACAAAATCAAGGGTATGAACCCCGAATATATCGACGACAGCAAAGGCGGCAAAATCATTGCTTTTAAGGACGAAAGCGGCGCAATTATGCGTAACCCGAACAATCAGTTGAACCCGTACACCCCCGGCGACCTGTTGGCAAAGGAATTGGATACAATGGGTATTTTGGATAAGAGACGCCAAGCCGGAGGCGGTGGAACGGTTCCCCCGGCGGGCGGTTCCGGCGGTGGTAGCGGAACAACCATTGACGTAACGGGCGCAAAAACCCGTGTAGAGGCTTACGAAGCAATCGCCGCAAACCTTATGGCGCAGGGATTAACGGCGGGTTCCGAAAAGTTCGACGCCGCAATGAAACAGGCATGGCAGGACAACAATATTGCCGCATTGCCGGAAAAGTAAACAATCACGGGTAAAGGGTAAACCCGCATTTAATAACAATTAAATTTTTAACATTATGTCATTAGTAGCAACAAGATTGCAGAATTGGCGGATTGAGAACCCGGAATTAGACCGTAATATGACCCGCCCGTGTGAGTATGGCGCATTGGATTTCTTCATTGAGCAAACCAACGCCCCGTCCTCAATCATTAACCCCAATTTGCGTGACCGTGCATTTGCGTCTATTGGTAACACGGTACAAGTACCCGTTATCAATTACAACGGCGATGTACAGGTTAGCAATGTTCGTTCGTGTGTTATCGCTGACGATGAAAATACGTCCGCATTGATAACGGTTGTTTGGGCGACTTATGCCATTGGCTTTACAATGGTTCCCGCCGCCTACATGAACAACGAAATTTCCTATGAACACGACTTTTTGCGCAAAATGGAAAAGACGTGCCGGGCTTTGGCGGACAAATTGGACGTCGGAGCCGTTGCCGCATTGGAGGCAAACAAAACACAGGTGTTCAAAACGTTGCTTAATTACACGGAGTCGGGCAATGTGGTACAGGTTCCAACCCAAATGGCGACCGAGATTTTGGGCGATATTAACCCGATTATGCGGGCTAACTGTTACCCGGAATATATCCATATTATCGCCAACGCCGGGGTTGATAGCCTTATACGTAAACTTGCACAACATGGCGTTTACAACGACGTAAACAAGCGCATGGAGTACGACAATAAGGTTTTACATTACACGAACAACGTAACCGACGAAGTGGGCAAAATGGGAACCATGTTTGCCGTTGCTGACGGTAATGTTGGTATCCTTACACGTGTTGACCGTGAGGCATTGCGCCGCACCCGTGCGAATTCCCACGAATGGGACGTTGTACGTTTGCCGTACATTGATTTACCCGTTGGTTCGCACTATTACACCGCCGTTGGCGACCAGTCCGCAATTATGGGCGACGCAACAGCCGATTTGACGTGCGCCGTTAAGGAGTATTTCGGATTTTCCGTTGACGTGGCGTATATGGTTGCTTACAACAGCAACTCGGATACCGTGGCAAACCCGATTATCAAAGCCGAGATTGCCGCCCGCAATCCGAACGAGCCGTTGGGTATGCCTGTATATGTAACCAACGCCGGAGAATTTCCCGCCGGAGGTGGCGCATAACGCCGGAGCATAACGAATTGTTAAACCGAGGGGACGGGGTGGTTATCCCCGTCCCCTTATTTATTTCAAACGCAGATGTACCGATTAAAAGAAATACAGGACGCATTATTGCACGTCGTCGGGTGGGAACAATCATACGACCCGGCAAAGGCGATAGACGACGATTTAACGCAGACGGAAAGCGGTTTGACGTTTCAAGGTGCGCACCCCCTTGTTACTTTGGATAATGTCCGGGCAATCGTCCCGGATGATTTCGTTTTTCAATATCCGGTTTGGAATATGATAACGGAATACAAAGCCGGGGCAAAGGTTCGCCACAACAACAAAGTTTGGATTGCGACACGGGACAACCAAAACGAGGTACCGACCGAAAGCGATTTTAACGACGATTACGGCAACCCCTATTGGCAACCGTACAATTTCATTTCCGATTATTTGGAGCGGTTGACCCGTAACGGTATTGCGCAAATGGTACAAACATTCACGCAAATAAAGGGATTAGATAAGGAAACAAAGAACCTGTTGGAACGGCGCACGTTCTTTGACGGTGCGGGACGTATCCGGGCGACGTTGCCGAATAATCATAAATTAGTCGGATTTGAAATTGTCCCGGTTCGTTCTATGGGCGTAACAATGAAAATCGAGCAAATCGGGTTGCAAATGACGGGCGCAACCGGGGTTGTTCGTATGTATCTTTTCCATTCGTCCCAAATTGACCCGATAAAGACGTTTGATTTGAATTTTACGCAGACAAACGGCGGTTTTCAATGGTTCCCGTTGAAAGATTGTTATTTGCCGTATATCAGTACCGGAAACAACGCCGGGGGGGCGTGGTTCCTTTGTTACAACCAAAACGATTTGCCCGCCGGGATGCAGGCAATTAACATGACAAAGGATTGGAGCCGGGAGCCGTGCGGAACGTGTACGGGTTATGTGGATTTGGAGCGTTGGCGGGAAATAACCAAGTATTTACAGGTATCCCCGTTTATGATGAACGCCCCGGAAACATTCGACGAATACCCGGAGTTGTGGGATATTGCGTTGACGATGTACACTAATACGCAGAATTACGGGTTGAATTGCGAAATAACCGTTGGTTGCGACCTAACGGATTTTATCATTAAGGAAAGACAGATTTTCCAAACGGTTATCCAACGACAGGTCGCCGCAATCATGTTGCGCACGTTGGCAATGAATCCTGATGTTAAGGTGAACCGGAACCAAGTAAACGCAACCCGGTTGGAAATTCTTTACGAGTTGGACGGAAACGTTGAGGGTCGCCCCGGCGGTTTGGGTTATGACCTTAAAAAAGCATACGAGGCGTTGCGGTTGGATACGCAGGGTATCGACCGCATTTGCCTTACTTGTAATAACCACGGTGTAAAATACCGGACAACGTAAGATTATGGCGGGGTTAAAGTCAATACAGGATTTACGCAACCGGGTTGCCACGTTCAACAACGGGTTATCGTCCGGCGCATACATTCAACAAATCATTTGGGACAATGACGCCTATATTGTTGATATGAACGCCGAGGAACAATTGTTTGAACAGGGTATTAACCGTTTGGGCGTGGAAATTATGGATTATGAACCATATTCCCCGTTAACTATTGAGATAAAGGAACAAAAGGGACAACCGACGAACCGGGTAACATTACGGGACGAAGGCGATTTTGAAAGTAGTTTTTATTTGGAAGTCGGCGACAAACAATTTGAAATAAAAGCGTCGGATTTCAAAACGGAGGACTTAATAAAAAAGTACGGGCGGCAAATATTGGGATTGACGGACGAAAATATTGCGGCGTTGATTTGGCAATATATATTCCCGGACTTAATGAAGAAAGCAAAAAACGTATTATATGGCAACGAATAAGAGAACAACCCCTATAATTCCCAACCCGGTTTTAATCGACCGGGTTTTGGGGAACATACAAACCGGGTTAATGGATAACGTCGATTGGTTGGACGTCGCATTTGGGCGGGCGCAACGTATCGCCAAAGTGATACAGGGCAAACGCTATTATACCCCGAACGTATATGCGGGCGGGACGGAATGGAGAGGCAACAATGATTATATCGACGTTTCCCCGGATGCCAATATTGGCAATTTTTCGTTCTTTTGGATAGACGACCCGCAAACGGTCGGTTGGGTTCCAAAAGAGCAAAGCGAGATTAAAGCCCCGTTTTCCCTTATTGTTTGGTTCGATTTGCGCAAGGTTTACCCCGGTCAACTCAACAACCGGAATACCGAGGCATTGAAGAACGAAATATTGACCGTCCTAAATGGAGGTTTTTGGCTGAAAGACGGAACGATTGTAATAAACCGGATTTATGAGTTGGCGGAAAACGTGTACCGTGGGTTTACGTTGGACGAAATAGATAATCAATTTTTAATGCACCCGTTCGGCGGTTTTCGCTTTGAGGGTGTATTGTCAGTTAATCAACCTTGTAACATTTAACGATATGGTAACTTTCATTATTTGGGTTTTGGTCGTGGCAACCGTGGCGGCGTTCCTGTTGACCCTGTTAAAAAAGTGGGGCGTTATTGAGTACGTCCAAGTTCACGGCAACGACTTTTTTGTTAAGATGTTCAATTGCGGCTTTTGCTTATCATGGTGGGCGGGGGTCGTTTTGTCCGTCCTGTTTGCTATATGCACCGGGAACCCGGCATTGTTATTGGTTCCGTTTTGTTCAACAGTCATAACCCGCATACTTTTATGAAAACGACAAAGATAGGGGAACGGGCGGTTGTGTTGTACGATAGTATCGACGAATTGCCGATTTTGCGATTTCACGCATATAACAAAATGTTGCTTATCGACGCCGGGGTTGGGTCGGATTTGAACGATTGGGATGCGCATATTGAAAAGGCAATCCGGTTTATCCGAAAGGAAAAGCCGGATTTGGCGGAAAAGGAATTGGATAATTTGCGGCAAAACGTTTATTTCGTCCAATCCGCCATATCGCCAAAGTATTTGGCGTTTGCCTGTTTGGTTAAGTCCGTGGACGGAACCGAATACAACGATATGACGGCGGACGGTTTGCAAAAGGTATTGGATTTATTCGCCGATGCGCCGAACGCCGAGTTGACCGCCCAATTGGAAGCGGTCAAAAAAAAAATAGATGAAGAATTGCAATTGTATTTTCCTAAACTATTCGACGACGCCACGATTAAAGAGTATTACGACCAATTGAAACAACGCACGTTGTTAATGTTGGATGCGATAATACAAGGGGACGAAAGCGACAAACGGGAAGAAATAGACCATATTACGACGTTGTTGTTGACTTATACAAAACCCAAATCGTTTAGCGGGTCGGATAGCGTGGAAATACAATACGACAAGCAGTTTGAAAATATGTGTTTGATGTTGTCCCAACATTTGCACGTAAACCCAAAATCGTTTACCGTTTTGGAATATTACAACGCATTTGAATACATTAAGGAGCAAGCGAAAAAAGCAAGCAGAAAAAGCCAAAATAAGGCGATTTAAGGCGTTTTATTTTTCAGACGATAAATTATACATTTGAGAAAAGAAAATTGATTGTAGGGCAAATTGCCCGCAAATAACAAAATAAATAGTCGGATATATGGCAGATAACAACAACCCAATTAAATATTCGGATTTGGTAAGCCCCGATAATTCGATTACGGATTTGATAAAGCAATTGGATGAACTTTCAGACACATATACAAATGCGTTGAAAAATATTAGGGCGGAAGCAATTCAGTTGGCGGCGGTTCTGCAAAAAGTTTCCGGGGCAACCGAGGACGGCAGGAACACAACCAAGAAAGCCGCAGACGATGCGGAACGTTTGGCACGTGCGCAACGTGATTTGGCGTTTGCGGAAAGTGAGAACGCAAAGAAGTTGGCGGAGTTGAAATTGGCACAGCAGGAAGCCAACCAAATAAACAAATTGATTGTAAAAATCAATCAGTCAGCCGAGGGCAGTTATAACAAGTTGTCGGCGCAATATTCGTTAAATAAAATCTATCTGAACAACATGACGAAAGCCGAGCGAGAAAATACCGAGGAGGGGCGCAAGTTGGTTGAGCAGACACGGGAAATATACGAAGAAATGAAGCGTTTGCAGGAGGCAACCGGGAAATATCAATTGAACGTTGGTAATTATACGGAGGCGTCCGACGCAATAATTGCGTATGGCGACAAATTAAAAGAAACTTTGGGGCTTAACAATTCATTTGGCGAGAGCCTTTTGGCGTTAGGTCGTGGAGGCGCAGAAAGCAAAGAAGTATTTACAGCAATAGGCGATGGCGCAAAGGCGTTGGGGAAAACTTTGTTGGGTTTACTTTCAAATCCAGTATTTTTAGCAATTGCCGGGATTGCGGCGGTTGGTGCGGCGTTCAAATGGTGGTACGATTACAACGCCGGATTAGTTGAGGCAACAAGGTTGACGCAACAATTTACCGGGAAAAGCGGCGATGATTTGAAAGCGTTTAGAAACGAGGTGCAAGCCGTCGCAGATTCGTTCGGCGCAGATTTTCGGGAAACATTGATTGCAACAAACGCATTATCACAACAATTTGGTATTTCTGTAAATGAGGCATTGCAGTTGGTTAAGGATGGTTTTTTGTCCGGAGCCGATGCGAACGGGGAATTTTTAGACACGTTGAAAGAATACCCGGCATATTTTAAGGAAGCGGGAATATCAGCAGACCAATTTGTTGCCATTGTAGCCCAAACAAACAAAATGGGTATCTTTTCGGACAAAGGCGTTGACGCAATTAAGGAGGCAAATTTGCGTTTGCGTGAAATGACGACGGCGACGGCGGCGGCTTTGGACGGTATCGGTATTTCGTCGGAACAAGTTCAAAAAGATTTGCAGACCGGAACCAAAACAACGTTCGATGTTATACAAGACGTTTCCGCAAAATTGGCAGAATTGCCGGATAATGCGGCAACGGTCGGGGCTGCAATTGCAGATATATTCGGGGGTGCCGGAGAGGACGCCGGATTGCAGTATTTGCGCACGTTGAAAGATATTTCAACAAACATGGATGAAGTAAAAGGGAAAGCCGGAGTTTTGGCGCAATTGCAGGAGGAACAATTGCAAAGCCAAATTGAGTTGCAAAAAGCATTATCCGGGTTGTTTGACGCAACCGGAGGAAATTTTGAGACGTTGACAACGAAAGCAAAAGTTTTTGTTAACCAAGGATTGACGGCGATAATAAAAGGGGTTATTAATGTTATCAACTACTTTATTGAGTTATACAATGAAAGTGTTTCGATACGTGCAATTTGGAATGGGATTGTTGCCGGATTCAAAACAACGTTTGATACGTTGGGAAATTTGTTTGGATTCTTTATTGATATAGTCAAAGCAACCGGAACCGCATTAAAGGGAGCGTTTACGTTAGATTTTGACGACGTAAAAAAAGGATTGGCAGATTATGCCGCAGCGTATGGAAATTTGGTTAAAGCCCAAGTTAAAGACATAACAGAAAATTTCCAAGAGGGTTTGGAGGGTATGCAAAAGAAAATAAAACCGTTAACAATCCCGGTTTCTGTTGGAGATACCCAGACGCCACAAACAGACAATAAGCCCGTAACGACACAGAACCCAACCGTAAAGCCAAGGGGTAAAAGCGATGCGGAAAAGGCAGCAGAACAACAAGCAAAGCGAATTGAAGCGGCTTATAAAAAGAATTTGGAGGCAACCCGGAAATTGCAGGATGCACAATTGCAGTTGGAAACCGACGAATGGGCAAAGCGTCGGCAGCAAACGCAATATCAGTATTCCCGACAGATTGAGGATTTGCAACACCAATTACAGACCGAAAAGGATTTGAACGAAACCGGACGGCAGGCGATAAACGCAACAATTACGGCGTTAGAACAGCAGCAGACAGAGGCGTTGTTGAAAATAGAGCAAGAACGGCAGTTGCAAGAATTGGCATTGCAGAAAGAAAGCATTGAATTACGTTTGCAAGCGGTTAAGCAGGGAAGCGAGCAGGAACGACAATTGCGTATGCAGTTGTTAGAGAATGAAAGACAAACAGCATTGTTGCAGAATGAGCAAAAGCCGACCGGACAACAGCAGGACGCCGGGGTAATTAATGCCGGATTTGACGTTAAGGGAAACGCAATTGCCGACGAATATTTGCAAGCGCAATTAATGATGTTCGACCAACAACAAGCGTTGGCGCAATCTGAATTTGATTTATTAAGAAATTCAGAAGCCCGGAAAACCCAATTCCGTTTGCAGGCAGAAAAGGAACGTTTGCAAAAGGTATTAGAATTGAACAAGCAAGCAGCCAATAAATTGTCCGATGTTGAAGTACAAACAATTCAAAACACAATAAAAAAGATTGACCAAGAAATTGAGCAGTCAAAAGGAGAGGAACGAGGAACCGACATTTACGGTTTGTTTGGGCTTAATTTGGACGACGACCAAAAAGAGGCAATAAGTACGTCCGTATCCTTTGCGATGGAGCAATTACAGGTATTTTTAGATGCGAAATTGCAAGCCGCCGAAGCCGCCGTAAATGCCGCCGACAAAGAGGTTGAAAGCGCACAACGCACATTGGACGCCGAAATAGAAGCACGGGCGAACGGTTATGCCTCAAACGTGGTTATGGCGCAAAAGGAGTTGGATTTGGCAAAGCGGAACCAAGAAAAGGCGTTGAAAGAACAACAGAAAGCGCAAAAGGCACAACAGGCAATACAGACAATACAACAAATCGGAAACCTTGTAACGGCGTCCGCTTTGATTTGGTCGCAATTGGGGTTCCCGTTCGCAATCCCGGCAATCGCCGTTATGTGGGCTTCATTTGCCGCCGCCAAAATTAAAGCCGCACAAATGAGTAAAGCCGCCGAGGGTTCGGAAAGTTACGGAGATGGTACGGTTGAATTGTTGGCGGGCGGTTCGCACCAATCCGGGGACGACGTGGATTTAGGAACCAAACCGGATGGAACCCGGAGGCGTGCCGAGGGCGGGGAATTTTTCGCCGTTATTAATAAACGTAATTCCCGGAGATTCCGCCGAATAATCCCGGACGTAATTAATAGTTTGAACCGGGGAACGTTCGCCCAAAAGTACCTTAATGCCTACAATACCGACGGCGTTAATGTAACGGTTCAACAAAACAACGCCCCGGATTTGCGGGATTTGAAAGACGATGTAAGAGAGATTAAGGAACAAAACCGCCGCCGTCGTTACGTCGATGGTAACGGCAATGTTATTGAGGTTTACAAGAATTTGACACGTAAAATTAAAAATTGATATGAACCCGATTTATAGACATTCATTTGTAAATGCGTTTTTGGCAAACGGGGCGATAAGTAATACAACCGGGAACATAAACGGGAATAATACAAATTTCTATTATACCCGTACTTTTGTTCCGGTTGGTAATGTGTCCCCCCGCAAATTGTTTCAGAATTACACCCCGCAAGCCGGTGGCGCATTTTATGACAGCAATAAAAAGATTATCGGCGGTTGGGGAAGCGACCCGACCGCAACAAATACGGAATTTGATATACCGAGAAACGCCGCATATATCCGGTTTAATGTAAGCAAAGCGCAATACGCCAACGGGACGGCATGGTTGAAGTTGGGGACGTTGGACGCCCCGAACGTCTTACAAGGTCAAACCGTGCACCCGATTTATAAGGACGATTTGGCAAAGGAGTACGAATTAGAAACCAACCAACGGTTTTATCGTGCCAAATTATCCGGCAAAATTACCTTTGTCCGGGATGATTACGACTATATAAACCGTCAATCGTTCGACAATGAATTTTTGTATTGCATTGAAAAGAGCGACGACGGCGGGCGTACATGGTTCCAATACTTTCAAGGCAAGTTTATGAAAACCGATTGCACGTTTACCGATTACGATAAAAAGGTTGTTGTACAACCGGACGCAATCGACGATTATAACGACGTGTTGGCAGGATTGGAAAAGGAATACGATTTAATAACATTAGCCCCGACAATCCAACGGATAACGATAAACAAGCGTCCATTAATTCAAATATACGTTCCGGGGGATAGTGTTGTTTCTTGTTTTTTGGGCGGTACGAATTGGGAACAAGACGCAAACGCCACGACCGACCAAAACGCATTAGTACAAACCTATAATTTTGCTTTGTGCAATATATTGAAAGAAATACAAATTACGTCCAACGGTTCCCCGTCGGTAATATCCGGGCTTTATACCGGACGAATGGCAACGGGTGCAAGTGCGGACGTATTCGAGGGGAAATTATACCCGGAATTGAATGTTAATTATTATATCTATATTTCACAACAAAGAGTTGACGGCGCACCGTTTGGGGTTGCATTGGTTGAGATACGCCGACAATCGGACGATGTGGCAATGTTCCGTTATCAAAAGATTACAACGTCCCCGTTTGATACATTGGAGTTTGATTTAACCGCCGTCGAGGGTTCCGGGGCAACCGGAACAATGCACGCCGATATGAAAAGTTATAATATATACGCCCGGTATTTGTGCGACGTGGAGAAAATCGACGACCTTAATACATATCTATTGCCCGCCGATGATATAGTTGATAATAACCGTAATTATAGGCGTGCGATTGGTTACGCAATCGACGTGGCGTTTATTTCAAACAACTTTTCAGATACCCCGACCGAGTGGGGATTAGCGGACAACGGAAAGTATTTTGCGCCGCCTTATTCCATGTACGGACAAACGTTTTATCCAATTGCCCGGTCAACGTGGCGTTATGCGTCGTTGTGGTTTGGGTTTTCTTTGATGGATTGGATATTAGAGGAAAAAGCCCGAAAAGCATATACTTTGCGGGATGCGTTCCCGGTTGCGTCGTGTATATCTGTTTTGCTCAATCAGATTGCGCCGGGTATTACCCACGCACCAACGGCGGAATATAGCCAATTTTTATATGGTGGTAACAACCCAATATCCGGGTTGAATTTCCGTTTGCTTGTATCACAGAAAACCAATATTATAAACGGGGAATATCAGCAACCCGCACAGAAAGCCCCGACGACATTACAGCAATTTACCAATATGTTACGGGATTGTTTCAAGTGTTATTGGTTCATTGAGGACGGCAAATTTAAAATCGAACATATCCAATATTTCCGCAATGGCGGTTCCTATTCCGGCGGGGCTATATTAAGCCACGATTTGACAAAGGAATTGAATTTGCGCAACGGGAAACCGTGGGCGTTCAACACGTCGGAATATTCGTTTGATAAGGTCGATTTGCCCGAACGTTACCAATTTGAATGGATGGACGACGTTACGGCGGCTTTTGAGGGATTGCCGATACAAGTAATTAGCAAGTATGTAACGCCGGGAAAGGTTGAAGAAATTAATATATCAAATTTCACGTCTGATATTGATATGATGTTATTAAACCCCGGCAATATGAGTTCCGACGGGTTCGCCTTGTTTGCCGCCGTTCCGCCAACGTTCGGGTCGCAATGGATATTGCCATTTACCCGCCAAACAATAAACGGCGTCGAATACTTTTTGCAAAACGGATATTTGGCGTTTATCAATTTGCAATCCCCGTATTGGATGTATGATTTACCAGCCCGTCGTGTATCAATAAACGGTTCCGAGGTTTACGCATACGGTATTGAGAGAAAGAAGAAACAAACGTTTAGTTTTCCGGCAAATGAAGACCCAAACCCGATGCAGCTAATAAAAACGTATATCGGCAACGGTCAAGTTGATAAATTAAGCGTAAATTTGTGCAGTCGTTCCATTAAAGCAACATTGAAATATGACACAGAATAATAATATAAGTGTATTGCCGTTTTACACGTCAATAACGCAGCAGAACCATAGAAAAAGTTACGCATACGGTGCAATATATCCATTATTTGCCCCGGCTGATAGATTGTTTCCGTTTCAGATAATAAGAAACACACGTTCAAACAATGTTACGTCCGTGATATTATATGATAAGAACGGAAAGCAAGTTGCAAACATAACAACATACATGAAAGAAACCGGATTGCAGATTGTTCGGTTTCAATCATTAGGATATGACGTAATAATATACCCGGCAATATTACCTATGCCGTTAAATCAGTTTGACGGTATTTATTATTTGCGTATATCCGATGGCGTTCAAACGTGGTATTCTGAAATGTTTACGGTAGTGCAGGACGTTTCCGGTTATCTTAAAATCGAATGGTGGGACGTTGAAAATTTAGTTTTTGACGCCGGACAAATAGTATATAAAAATCCGGATTTCAAAAATACATTGTACCTTTGTACAGAGTTGGGAAAACCGGACTATGAATTTGAGGAAGATGGGGAAGAACGGGACGGGTATTTTTTTTCGGAAAAACAAATATCTGTAAAAACATATAAATGTACGATATTGGCACCGGAATATCTATGCGATGTAATGCGTTTTATCCGTATGGCTGATTATGTACATATAACTGATAAATACGGAAGGGAATACAATTGTGACACGTTTTTAATTACCCCAAAATGGCAGACGCAGGGAGATTTGGCGAGTGTAGAAATAGAGTTTAAAACAAATACAGTAGTTAAGAAAATAGGAGGTGTATATATAATAGAAAACAAAGGAGATTTCAACGGCGATTTCAATAATGATTTCAACAACGATTAAATTATTAAATTATGGGAAATTACGAAGAACTAAAACAAGCGGTTTCCGATGTTATTAAAACAAATGGGAACCAAGAAATTACCGGGGCAATATTGCAAAAGGCTTTATTGACTATTATTTCAACAATTGGTAGTAATGCAACATTTGCGGGAGTTGCAAAAACAGATACAAATCCCGGAACACCCGACCAAAATGTTTTTTACATAGCAACAGAACCCGGTATATATGCAAATTTCAATTCGGTTTTAATTACAGAAGTTTCACTAATTGTAAATGATGGTGGAAATTGGAGCGTAAAAAAACTGAATATATCATTTGGTAATGAATACAATTGTTTCTCTCAAAGGTTAAATCTGTATTCTTATTTGGAGAATAAAAATTCAGTCAATATAAAAGGTAATTTTAAAATTGGCGACGTTATCAAATTAGAATTGAGAGATGCACAAGTAACGGCGGGAGATTCAGATTCCACAAAGGTAGGCGTATATGACGAAAGCGGCGCATTTCTGACATCATTAAACAGCATAAAAGATGGCGATAATTACCAAAGAACGGAATACACATTTAGGAAAGACACGAAAGAGATAAAAATAAATGTTTCATTATCGGGTATATCGCAATCTAACCTATTAGTTGATTTTTATTCAAATGTTGGTTGCAGTATAGAAAGTGATAATATTATAAATCATTTCTTTTCTCAAGACTATATTGAGAGA